TTTTTTAATACTAAATATATTTCTCCTTTTGAGAAATCGTGGGGAGTATTGGGAGATCTTCAATGTCCAAAATCATATTCTCATTATGCTGATATTGCTATGGAACTTTTATTACTCCAGGCTTTACCCACCGTTGAAAAACATGCTAAATTAAAACTAAGTCCAACTTATTCTTATGCTAGAGTGTATACACAGGGGGATGAATTAAAAAGACACACAGATAGATATAGTTGTGAAGTATCTGCAACTGTAAATTTAGGAGGTTCTCTTTGGCCTATTTATATTGATCCTACAGGTAAACAAGGACAGGCTGGTATTAAAGTAGATCTTAAACCAGGAGATATGCTTATTTATAAAGGAGATAAATTAGAACATTGGAGGGAAAAATTTAATGAACCAACATGTGTTCAAGTTTTTTTACATTACAATAGTCAAACACCGGGAGCTGAAGATAATAGATTTGATGGACGCCCACATTTAGGCCTACCTCTATGGTTTAAAGGCTTTAAATTTACTTAATAATGTAGTAGAATAATATTTCGGCGGGAGATTCCACCACATCATCTCCTGCCTAAATATTAAGGGATTTTTATGCTACAAAAAATAGGTTTTTTACCAGGATTTAATAAACAAGTTACTCCTACTGGTGCTGAAGCACAATGGACTTCAGGCGAAAACGTTCGATTTAGATATGGCACTCCTGAAAAAATAGGAGGTTGGGCTCAATTAGGAAGTACATCTTTAACCGGCGCAGCTCGGGCTCTTCATCAGATGGTTAACAAAACAGGTATCAAATATTCCATCATTGGAACCAATCGAATTTTATACGCTTACACGGGCGAAGCCTATTATGATATTCACCCAATTAAAACTGATTTTGGAGCACTAGTCGATAAACTATCTTGTAGTTCAGGTTCTGCTATTCTTACCATTACTTTATCAACTACAACTGGAATGACTGCAGGAGATATTTTATTTCTTGAAAATGTTACACCTCCAACAGGTTCAGGTTATTCAGCTTCTGATTTTGATGATAAAACATTTATGATAACTGAAGTAGTCGATGCTACATCAGTTACTATTACTATGGGCTCTAATGCAAGCGCAACTGCTGCTGATGGAGATCTATCGGTTAAGTGGTACTATCCAGTAGGACCAGCTGAACAGGTTGGTGTTTTTGGATGGGGTATATCTCAATTTGGTGGCACTGTAACAGCTCCTCAAACAACAACTTTAAATGGAGCTATCACTGATCCAGATGCAACGGCTGGTATTACACTAACTAGTTCATTAGGTTTTCCTACGAGTGGAACTAGTCAAATAAGAATAGATACAGAGGATATTAGTTATACTGGAATTAGTTCAAATGTATTAACTGGAGTTGTTCGAGAAATTAATGGAACAACAAAAGCTACTCATTCTAATGGAGCGACCGTTACGGATATTACTGATTATAGTGGATGGGGACAAGCCTCTTCTACAACGGATAAAGTTGCAGAGCCAGGTTTATGGTCTTTGGATAATTTGGGAAGTACTCTTTTAGCTTTAATTTTTAATGGAGCTGTATTTGAATGGGATTCAGATTTAACAAATGCCACAGCAATAAGAGCAACCATTGTGAGTGGTGCACCAACAGCATCAAGAGATATGTTAGTATCAACACCTGATCGTCACTTAGTTTTATTTGGAACAGAAACCACGATTGGAGATACCACAACTCAAGATGATATGTTTATCAGATTCTCTAATCAAGAGGATATTAATACTTGGATTCCTAGTTCCGTCAATAGTGCTGGCACACAAAGACTGGCTGCCGGCTCACGGATCATGGGAGGTAAACTAGGAAGAAATGCAATTTACGTATGGACGGATACCTCATTATTTACCATGCGTTTTGTAGGTCAACCTTTTACTTTCGCCTATGAACAAGTAGGTACCAACTGTGGATTGATAGGAAAGAATGCATCTGTCGAAGTGGATGGTGCTGCTTACTGGATGTCCGATAATGGTTTCTTTAGATTTACTGGTAAATTAGAATCAATGGATTGTTTGGTTGAAGACTATGTTTACGATGATCTCAATACTACTTCAAATCAATTTATTTATTGTGGTATTAATAACTTGTTCGGAGAGGTGATGTGGTTTTATCCAACCTCTGGTTCCAATGTTGTAGATAGATGTGTAGTTTATAGTTATCTAGATTCAACTCCACAAAGACCTATTTGGTATACTAATGCAAGCGGTTTATATCCTAGAACAACTTGGGAAGATTCTGCTGTATTTGGTTTACCTCATGCAACTCAATATGATGCAGGTACCGACACCTGTGATACAGTAGGAAACACAGATGGAATTTCAACTTACTTTGAACATGAGACAGGCATAAATCAAGTTAAAGGAGGAGTGACTGCCGCTATCCCTGCTAATATTCTTTCAGGCGATTTTGATATTACTCAAGATCAACAACGAGGAATTACATTCAGAGGAGATGGAGAGTTCATGATGAGAGTAAGTAGATTTTTACCAGATTTTATATCTCAAACAGGCAATACAATAGTTGAATTAGACTTAAGAAATTTTCCTAATCAAACTGCAGCTAGTTCTACTTTAGGACCTTTTACTATTACATCGGCAACTACCTATCAATCATGCAGGGCTCGAGGTCGAGCGGTTGCAGTAAAAATATCAAACACTGCAATAGATTCTAGTTGGAAACTAGGAACTTTTAGATTAGATGTGCATGCAGGAGGAAGAAGATAATGGCCAAGATAGTTCAATCATTAACTAGAGCAAGCGATGAGTATCAAGCGGATGTAGCACACTCTTTAGTAAGAGATTTAGATGCTGTTCTGGAGAAATTAAATACAACCTTTCAACAAGAATTAAAACAGGAAATAGAAGCGAGAGCTTTCTTTTTAGAATAATGGCTGTAGTAAACCAATACGACTTTGTAGGAATAGATAATGATACCTCCAATGGAGAACTTAATCCTTTTGGTGCAGGTTATCCTTTGGTAAGTGAAACCTATATTATTAAATCTATACTAGTAACATCAGCTGGAACACCCAGCGTCACTGTTACTAATAATGCTATTACAGCTATTAAAACAGCAGCTTTAGATGCCAATACGACCAGAGAATTATTAACCCAACCGTTAATAGTAGTAGGGGGTAAAACCCTTACAATTAAAGCAGGTAGCGCAGATTCTTTTGATTTTGGAGTTAGCTATCTAAACATTAAAAAAGAGGTAACAACATAATGAAAACAGTAATTATTAATAATAAGGAAGTACCACTTGTAGAGCTTAACGATGCTCAAGTAACAACGAAAATTTCTAATAAAAAAACAGGAATAGAGTATAAAGATGAGGAAGCTTTAAAGGCTGCCAATATACCCGAGGAGGATGTTCAAAGAGATGTTACGGTAATGATGCCAAGACTTGATTTATTTGCAAAAACCAAGTAGTATGAAATACTCAGGAAAAATACCTGCTTTTAACATCAAACACACTAATAAATATGGCTATAACAGATATTAATATTTCAGAACAATTACAGACAGGAGCTCCTTCTATTAGATATAGTGGGACTGAAGGTCCTACACCCCCAGAACAACACCAACAAGCACAGAGAATTGCTCAACAAATATGGGAAGCTTTAGGTCCTGAACAACAAAGTCAGTTTCAAAGTTTCGAAGAATTTTTTAGAAGTGGAGTGTGGAAACAAATTCTTCAACAAATGCAACAGGACGAAGCACAAGGACCAGAACAACAAGGAATCGGGAGCCTCGGACCAGGGAACATGCAACAACAAATGCCTATGCCTAATAGAATGGGTGCAGAGTATGGTGGAAGAATGGTTGAAGGAAGAACTGAAGGAATAGAAAAAGTAGGAAGGGGTGGTTCAGAAATTATTGAAAAAATAAAAGAAGGAATTATTGAAGGTGGCAGACGTGGTATAGACGAATCTATCTGGATAGAAAAACTTAAAGAGCATCTAAGAAAAAGACGTAATAGAATGGGTGCAAGATTCGGTGGTGACATGGAAGAATTAAGTATGAGAGAAACAATAGATACTCCTGAAGGAATTGAAACTTTAAACGAAACAGAAATTATGGGGACAGCTGGTGGTGGTCTTAGAGGTGAAAAAGCTCAAGAGATAGCAGAGATGCTTGCACAAGAACGATACGGAAAAGAATTTTATGATCTTCCTTTTAAATTACAAATGGAAGTATACGAGATAGCTTTAGATATGTGGGACAGCAGAGGAGACTAATGCCTTTTAAATCAGAAAAACAAAGAAGATACCTATGGGCTAACGAACCAGAAATCGCAAGAGACTGGGCGGATACCTATGGAAGTAGAATTAAGAAAGATGATGGTGGGATTATGAGACTTGGATATATACATGGAGGGGTAACACACCCTGACGGAAGAAGAGGATTTTTTAGAGGAGCAGAAAGAGATTCTAGAACAAAAGGCACTAGTATATCTCCTATGACAGGTCCAAAAGGTGGAAGAAGAGGTGAGGGTAGTCCTCATCAAATGCGAAAAGACGATCTCAAAACCTATGACTATAAACCAGCTGATGACAGATTTAAAACATATGCAGACCAAATAACAAAGATAGATAAACCAGACAAAGGTACGTGGGGAGACAAGAAAACTTATTTTGAAGGAGACACAAACAAAGATGGTAAAGTAAGTTTCTTTGAAAAACACAAATTAAAAAAGAAGAGAGGACAAATAGAGTATTTAAAAAAACAAAATTTAAATGCACTAATTAATAGATTAAATAAAAAAGGATATACAGATTTTAAAGCAGGTGAAACTACAGCTGAAGATATACAGGAGTGGTTAGGTACACTTAGTCGTGGACATCCTGCAATGCAGCCAGGTGGAAGTGCATCGCTAGTAGAAAGATGGCAAGATATGAAAGATAAAAAAGGAGCCCCTTTATTTGATCAAGAGACAATAGAGAAATGGGAAAAGACTGGTTTTGTTCCTAACTATCCAGGCAAAACAGGGTCCATGTCTCTAGATTTTCTTGGTAATTATCTTGGCACACCAACCTTAGCTAAAAATCAAATACAAGATTATCTAAATACTATTACGGATATAGAAGCATCAGGAGATTTGTCCTTCATGGAGAGAATGAAAAAATTTGAACCTCGTAGATGGGCGCAAGAACAGACTACAGATATGTCATGGAACCCTATACAAGGAAAATTTTTTGTTGATCCTGGTCGTGGTGATGGTGGTCACAGAGGTACTCCTGGTGGTCCAACTACTCCTGGTGGTCCAACTACTCCTTCACCTACTTTACCAGTGGAGCCAGATGATCCAACTTTTCAAACAAGTCTTACAGGGAGAGGTTTACCTTTTAAAGATTATTATGTAGGAGATTCTCCAACAGCAGCTAACTTAGCATGGGGACAAAGCATGGGCGTAGACCCACGAACCATGGGCCTAACAGCATGGGCAGCTGACGGTGGAAGAATAGGTAGAGCTTATGGTGGTATCATGGATACTTATACTGGAAGAAGAGCTTATGGTTTAGGAAGTATATTCAAAAAAATAGGAAGAGCTGCAAAGAAAGTTTTTAAAAGTCCATTGGGTAAGATGGCGTTGCTGGGTGGTCTAGGTGCGTTTGGTATGGGCATGGGTCCTTTTGCAGGAATGAAGGGGTCAGGTTTTCTTGGAAATATGATGTCTAAGGGTTTGGGACAAAAACTAAAAAATACATTATTAATGAAAAACATAGGAACAGCGGCGAACCCAGAATATGGTGGTGGCTTTGATTGGGGTAAACTTGGAATATGGGGGGCTTCAGCGCTGCCTTTCTTCATGAAGCAACCAGAAGAGGATGACGGTTTCGATTACGACGACGCCAAACAAAAATACCTACAAGAAATGATAAGATTAAGAGGAGGACCAGATGCTCAACCTTTCTTACCTGTTAATTACCCTAACGTACATGGGTCAGCTGAAGGCGGAAGAATAGGATTAAGTAATGGTGGTGATCCTTTACTAAGAGAAGAATATGAAAAATATGTTTTTGAAATGGAAGAAATGGGACTTGAGCCCATGTCATTTGAAGAATTTGCAAACCAAGCTAGAGCAGGATTGTATGCAGGTGGTCAATCAACTCCATCAGATTATACTATGGAAGATGCAATGATGACTACGACTCAAGATAAACTAGGTGGTATTACAGATGTTATGAAACAGGCTGATCTATATCGTCAAGGAGATGTAGGCCAGTTCTATGCAGCTGATGGTGGAAGGATTGGGTATGCAGGTGGATCAGGTAAGCCCCCAATAACAAGGGGACAGATACTAGCACCACAACCAATGCCGGCACCACAGGCACCTCAAACGCCTATGCCAGCACCACAACCAATGAGAGGAATGCATCCTATGATGAATCCTATGATGCACCCTATGATGCACCCTATGATGAATAGACCTATGATGAATCCTATGATGAATAGAGGAATGCCTAGAAGAATGGCTCAAGAAGGAGGACTTATGGACCTTGGTGGTATGGAAAAAGATTATAGAAATGAGGGAGGTTTTGTTGCATTAGGTGGAGAAGAAAAAGCGGATGACGTTCCAGCAAGATTAAGTAAAAATGAATTTGTATTTACAGCGGATGCTGTAAGAGGCGCAGGCGATGGA